AGGGGCGCGATAACCAAATGGTTCATAAACTTGAAAATCCAGATCCGGATATGAACAAATTACCCACGGCTTTTGATGTAACTCAATTTGAATCAGATCAAGTTCCGAAGCTTTTGTTGTTCCATCTGGATGAGAGTGAACATAAGCTAAGATTTCGCCTTGATCTTCAGCACTTGCCAAATCCTCGGGATGAATTTCAAATTGATCAGATTGTTCGGCAATATTGCGACAAGCGATATATTGCTTATCAACAATCACACCACAGCATTCAAGCGGATAGCATTCATCAGCATGCGCCATGATTGCTTTTTTATGTTTTGCCGTCAGTTTCATAAAACCTCACAATAAGCTTGAAGCCGGGAAACCACCAAATGGCAGCGGTTTATTTTCACCAAATCGCAATCGGCAAGAACGTAAACGTCCTCCGCATCGATCAAGTGCCGGATTATCAGTTGGCTCATCTTTATCAGTGAACATTGCTACACCTGTGTAACCGCATTCCTCACCCCGGTACTTCCCGACCATGCACCAATGACAAAGTGAAGTTATTTGGCGAACTGGGATTTTTAAACCCTCAAAATCGATTGGATTGGACAGCTCGAAAGTCACTTGTTGTGCATTTTCAGATGTCTTTTGCTCGATGTACCAGATTTGCTCTTTTGATTCATTCGATGCAGTTGGGTTACCCACTGTAAAGTTTTCGGCATCAAGATATTTAGCAAGAGTGGTAATGACTTTAAGCTTTGCACCAGCAAAGTCTTTAAACTGCAAACAGTAAGCAGATACAGCATTTTGAATGCCGTTGATATTGTTGGCCATGCTTAAAGTTGGCGCTGAAGCTTTACCATCTGAACGCATTTCAAGCCCAGATACTTCCAAGGCCATTGGCTCAAAAACTTGACCTTGCCAGATAATATTTCGGTTCCATACTTTCTGATCACCAGTGTCAAAAATCTTTCCAATGCTTCCTGAATCTGCACCGATCAATCCTTCAGATCCGATGGATGAGTAAATTTTTTCCCAATCTTGAAAAGCTATATGCCCGTGGAAACGTAAAATGCCAGCTCCAAGTGAGCTGGCATCTAGTTCATACAAATGGATTAATCCATCTACATATAGTTTCTGGAAATCACTATTCAGGGTCATAAGTCACCTCGTCATAGATTGGATTTCCATCTTTGTCTAAGACTGGCACATCATCAAAAACAGGATTTCCTTCACTATCAACTGCTTGAACCCATTCAAAAACTGGCTCACCATTTTCATTAATGACTGGTTGATTTGATAGGATGGGTGTGCCGTTTTGATCAGTCTGAATGTGGGTTACTGGCTTTTTATAGTTCTTGCCATCCACAATTACAGCTTTTCCTTCATCATCAAATAAATCTTCGTATTTAGTGATATAAGTCAGCTGCGGAGCATATTTTACTTGCTGGACCATACGCGGTTGTTTTTCAGTACGTGGAATTTTTCTGACGATTGTCTTCTTGATACTGTTTAAACGAATATCAATCCAGCGCGGCTCACCATTTGCATTGTTCGGAATATCGATTGGTGCATCAAGATTCGCAACAATATCGCCTTCATCATTTAGCTTTTTCTTGAAGGTCTTAATTTCAAGATCACCATTTTCCAATGTCTGATATTCAACTGCACAAATCTTATTGCCATGAGTGTCTGTAGGAATTTCAATCCACCAGCCTTCTTTTGCAAATCCCGATGAACCTTTAATTAAGCAATGACCAATGCCTAATTTCTCAAAAGAGAGGGGTTGCTCAGCAGCTTCATCGTTAGGTTCAATTTTATCTGCAAACAATTTAACAACTGGTGATGCTGACTTAATGAAACCATTTGCATCCACAGTTGTATTTTTTGATGACAAGATTTTACGCCACGGCTGAAACGTATTTACATTCCAGTTTACAGACCTGACATACATATCGGAGTTATGTGTTATGCTTAATTGTGCACAAGCATCAGCTGAATCGTTAATATCTAAATTAATAATTGCCTGAGAATTGTTGTCTGGATAGTCTCCAGCACTTGAAATATTATTACCATTATTTTGCCAATAAAAGGCATTACCACCTCCTCTCAATGTTGATAATTTTTGACTACCTAATAGAATTGACTTTCCAACTCCAAAAGCACCAACTCCCATCACATTCCCAGCAGCAGTACCTACATAACGACTAGCTGCATGTGTCCAGTTCGTAAAGTTTTCATTCATTTTTGCGCCAGTTGAGCGAAATGTGTCGCCGCCTGCGCCAGTCGGAGCTGAACCAAGATTAACAGTTTGAATTGTCATTTTCTTACTCGCATAAAAAAAGCCTCTAAAAAGAGGCTTCAAAGAGATTAAAAATTAAGGGTAAAAGACTTGGGTGAATGTCGTAGAGATTTGCCAAATATCACCACCTAAACAGCGTGGTTGATATTCACCTGTTTTAACTCGAACCTCACCGTCTAATGGCGAATCCCATAGAAACGACTCAGCGCCTTTATGCTGATCGAAGAATGCTTTGATTTGCATAATTTCGGCTTTATAAGCCGTTCTTTGATAAGTCCATTCACCAGATCGGTTATTGATACCTACAGCAATGTTTTGTTCATACCCATCACCAAATTTGCTTGATAACGTATTAAAGCGCTGAGTATTACTATTTCCGTCTAAGTCGCATTCGAAAGTGAATTTAAGGTTGCTCATAAATTGAATCCATAAAAAAACCGACCTCTAAATGGGTCGGTTTAAATATTTAGTTTCATTACATTTTCCAAAGATATGTACAGATAATCAAAGTGATAAGGATCGCAACAAAGCGCCATGCTTTCATTTCAATACCTCAATCAACTTAGAAATTGCTGTCAATATTGGCGCTGCTTGCCAGATCAAAATTCCAATTAAGAATGCAAGGACCATAATGTAAGTCCATACTCTTAATGCTTTACTGTCTGAAAGTTTATTCATTACTTTATCAACCTGTACATTTAGGTTAAAATTCATCTATGTTCTGATCCTCAAGTCTGGTTTGTGGGTTGGAAACAAAAACCCCAAGAGCTGTGAACTCTCGGGGTTTTGTTTTGGAATTAAAAAACCCACTCATTCGAGTGGGTTACTTTGATAATAAACCGCCTTGTCGCTGTTGTTGACTTAAGTACTCATTGACATGCCGACCAATTGCTTCACCCAAACCTATAGGTTTATAAGCTACTGAATTAAGCGCTTGATATTGCTTCTCGCTCAAAACAAGAACCACACCTTCAATATCTACAAGCCAATCATCGAATTGGATAGGGAAAGTTTCCCCATCTCGTTCATAAGTCTTATTTGCCTCTCTTCCACGTTGACCAACATAGGTTACTGTGCCGCCCAGTAAACGTGTTACTTCATCATGATTACCGGTGTATTGGCCTGTTTTCTTAAATTGAATTGCTTTCATATTTCCTCCTTATAAAACAAAACCCCGCCAAGAGCGGGGTTTTTATTTCCTACTTGTTTAATTAGTTTGAACGCAATTTTGATATTTATGAGCTATTCCATCTAATGCTTCAATAACACCAGGTGCACGTGCTCCAGCCCATGTCCCAACCTGCCTAAAACCATTGTTACTTGATGTACCTGTATTTTGTTGAGCTCTCAAAATATTGCTCATTACAAATTGAACTTTATTTTCTTTAAGAGCAATTTTTGCATCATATTTAACAAAATCTGTAATAAGGCCTACTTGCTGCCCCTTTGTTTTTACATTGCCATTTGCAATAAATGTTTTTTCAGTTTCATCTAGAAATTTAAAAACAGACTTCCCTTGATGAACTTGTGTATTATTATTTTCATAATATCTACCCGTATATGCCCCTATGAAACTACCAGCTTGGTCATGTAGAACAATGTCATCATTTTGGAAAGTTTCTGCAGCACATAGTTTCAATTTGGAGAATGATTTACTCGTTGAATTAAAAGAATAATCAATTTTATCAATGTATGTATCCCCCGCTGAGCTAGCACTTATAGTTGATACATTATTTGGCAATTGAATTGGTGCAACTGAACACCCTCCAAGAATTGAAACAAAACCCAATAAAATAATCTTTTTCATGAAATTACCCCTATCTCTAGAGGTAATTTAACAAGTGGTTAATTAACTATCAATCTTAAATATATTAAGAAGAACAATTTACGCAACCACCTACAATAGAGTAGATTTCTTCCGAACCGTTAAAGTTCTAGCTTCAAATAAAAAAAGAAACCTTTCAAAGCTTCTTTTTTAAACCTACCACCCTTGTCGTTTAGACATTCTAAATCTTTTTTCAATCTTTGCATCCACCATTGCCTCATTTTGTTTCTGATACTCTTTTAAGATAACTGTTAACTCCTTACCATCCCATTCAGAGGTAGCATCCACTTTTTCTGATGTTTTATTGATAATGGTAACAGTAGGTTGAGACTTCTCAGTTCTTCCAGAATTAATCGCATCAAATTGTCTATGCTCTCTAACTGTTGCAATTGCATCCGTTTGATTGTTTGATACATAGCCACCGTTCGCATAACCACTTGGTTTGCTTTGACGCATGCTTTCAACAACGCTAACACCACCCCAGCGTTTGATATCTTCTTGCGACCATACGACTTCGCCTTTATGCACAATCCCTGCTGGAGTGTGTTTTAGGCCGTTACCTGTATAACCACCGTCCGCAAAACCTTGATCTTTAATTGCCCGGATGTTTGCAATGATGCTTGCACCTTGAGCAATAGCACTAGCAATCAAAGGAATGTTTGTTGGAAAACCTACCTTTGCTGCCTGAGCAATGCTTTGCTGAATCGCAATACCAGCAGCTGCAATCGCATAAGCTTTATCAGCGGCGAACATGATCTTATATGCTTTAGATTGCTCTCCAAACATTGAACCAAACATTGATGTAAGTGAACCCATCATTTGGCCACCAAATGCAATTTGAGTGTTCAAGCGGTCTTGCTGGTACTTATCTTCAATATCCTGAGCATTCTTTGCATATTCAGCAGCAATCTGATTACGTTGATCTTGAGCAGCTTGAATGATAGCTGTTTTCCGGTTTTCGTAATCCTGCTGACTTATAAGCTGTTGCTCAAATTGTGCGTTTAAAGCCTCAATAGAATTTTGTTTATTTAAATTAACCACACCTTGCTGACTATCAAGTAGATTTGTCGCGGCACTTAGGCGGCTAGATCGTTCTTGATCCTGTCTGAAGAACTCGCTGGTACCATTCATATCAGCCTGAATACCACCCCAGTTTTGAGCAGCTTTTGCTGCACGATCAAGTGCTTCTAATCGTTCTTGATCACGTGATAATGCCAGTCGCTTACGTTTTTCCTCCTCATCTTTTGCTGTTTTAGCAATTTCTTCTCGCTCCAATCGGTAGCGTTCTTGCATTGCCTCAGTTTCTGAAAGCAAGAATAATTTAGCTTGAAACAAACGTTGCTCTTGAGCAAGTTTTAGCAAACCTAATTCTTGTTGCTGCTGTAACTTAAACGAATCAATCGCAATTTTGCGCTGTTCTTCTGTTAATTTACCCTCAGCAACCAGGCGTAATGAATTGGTTTCATATGTGTACTCAAGTTTTTTTTCTTCAGTCCACTCATGGCCATTTACTTCAAAATCAAATTGTTTTTGAGCCAATTGATCTTGCGCATCAAAACGCTCTTTGATTTTTGGGATTAAATTTGATTGACCTAAAATGGTTGCTTTGTTGATTTCCTCCTCACGTTTTTTGCTTCTAGCAACTGTTTCTGAGTCATATGTTGCCTGTAGCTGCTTAACTTCCTCAAGAGTTTTAGCACGTGCCTTATATGCTTCATCTTCAAACTTTGAAAGATCTCCAATTGCTTTGGAGGCTGCATCAGGACTAGCACCTAAAATCTTATTCAGTTGATTAAAGTAAGAGTCTTGTTTGGCTAGATGCTGTGACGCTTTCTCTTTGCCTAGTTTCTTGCCTTCATAATCCCAGCCAATCAAGTTTTTCCCAATGATTTTTTCTAGACTTCTATAGTCTAAATCATCATTAAGCAGAGCATTTTTAGATTTGCTGTAGCTTTTGTTGGTCATAACCTCTTGCAACAAAAACTTTGCTTGCGCATCTAGCGCATCTTGCGTTTGTTGGATCTGTCCTTTCTTATCTAAAACGCCCTGCCCCTGTAAAGTTTGCATTAATTTTGTTGAGCGACCCTTTTGCCAAGATATAAATCCTGTATTGGTATAGCCGTTATTCGCATCTTTATGGCTCCCAAACATTGCCTCATTTCTAAAATCATTCTCTCTACCAACTTGTGCTGTTAATACGCGAGCTTGCTTATCTCCTAAACCAGCATTACGGAAAGCCTGATATACACGAAGCATATTTCTCACTCGCTCATTATTCCCTGCAAGTAGAACAGCTTGTTTGGCAGACTCTTTGGTTTGTTTTTCAACCTCTTTCGTTTGCTTTCTGGTAGACTCAGAAATGCTTTCTTGTAAGTCCTTGACTTCCTTCTGCTTCTTATACCAAGCCTCAAAAATTGCAGCTTCCTGACTAGTTAAACTTCTAGTCATCGGAATTTTATTGTCGGTATAAAACTCTGATGCCGCACGCGCCTTATCAAGACCCTTTTCGCCACCACCAAATGCCTTAGTGTTTTTTATAAGAAAATCATTTTTCAGAATATCTTTGTTGGCGTTGTCTCGTAACTTATTTAACTTTTCTTGAGCAGCGACTTGGTTGTTTAATTCATTTGTTTCTCCTTGTTGAGCAGCAAGTACAGTTTGATGTTGCTTTAGATACTCATTACGCAAGTCATTCTGTTTCTTTAGCTCTGCATTAGCCTGATTCAACGCAATTTTAGACTGATCCGTTTTAGTAGCATGATCCTGTAACCCCTTGATATTTTCAGCAGGAATTTTGGCTGTACTATTGAACTTACTCACAGCATCAGTTGCTGAAATTTGATTTAAAGAATATGCCTGAATTACCTTATTCAACGATTTAACTTGTTCTTCGCTACCACCATTTAACCGAATGAATTCCACTTGTGCTCGTAATGAATCAAGCATTTGTGTTTTCATGTCAGTGAAATTTTGAGTAGCGACTTTTGTTAAGTTTGTTTGAATTGTTAATTGCTTAATTGATTCGGCCGTTACCTCAACATGTTGTCCAGAAGTAGCATTTAAGAGTTTTAGAGCAGTATTACCCTGCTCAATCTTATTTTTTGATTCTGCTACTGCACTAGAGAACTCAATGAGTTTATCAATTTGAGTCTGACTAAAACGACCAGATGAAATCATCTTTTTTAAGAGATCACCTGCATCATTAGCGCCGGTAGCAATAGACTTAATGGCATTTTGATAATCTTCATAATCACTGCCAGATAATTTAAATAATTCCTTTTGGATATAAGCAAAACGTTTGATAGCTCCACTAGCATCATCAATTGCATCATTTTGCTGCTCAATCTCTTTGCGTAACCGCACACCCTCTGTTAATGCTTGCACAGTATTTAACTTTATGTACTTATCTGTTAAATCACTAACCGAGTCAGATTGTGTTGCAAGAGACTCTTTTGCTTCATCCGAACTACTGCTTAGCAAATAGAAAGATGCGGCTGTTGCTGCAATTGCTAAACCCATTGGGCTAAAAATCGCCATAAGCGCTGACTTTGCCAAAGCTAAACGACTTGTAGCAACAGATTGCGCTGTTAAGGCTGCTGATAATCTAGATGAAGCTGCAGACTGTGCTGTTTCCGCAGCAGCAACCTCTAACGCAACTTGAGCTTGTAATCGTCCAAGCTGAGCCATTCGTGTGATGGTAGCCGTGCGACCTTGTTCAGTGATTTGGGCTTTTAAACGAACTTTTTCGAGTTCTATTTCGGCCATGATCTGAGCATGAGTAGCTTTGATGTTCGTTAGTGTCACCTGCGTACTTTGTGCTTCGGCAAGCGCAGATTCCACTTCAGCTTTTGCTGCTGCAATATTTGCATTACGTTCAGCAATTGTGGCAAACACTTGTTTGGTTGACGCAGCAATGCTCGCTTGTACAGCAACCGTTTTTGTTAAAACGGCTTTTGTCATTAAGCCAATACCTATGGCAAATGCACTGTCTGCAATTAAATTCAAATTATTTGCTAATAACTGAATCGATCCTGATAAAGCCTGTGCTGCTCCGCTTCCTTTACCAGCCTCACCTACAAATTTAGTAATTTCATTATTAAGTAAAGTTAAAGATTGACCAATTGTAATGTCAGTTTTAGCAAAAAGAGCATCAACTTCATCTTGGACATTTTTAAGTGCTTTAACGATTTCCTGTGAAGTGATTTTTCCTTCAGCAGCTACTGAACGTAATTCACCTACTGTAATACCCATACCTTTAGCAATTGCCTTTGCTAGTGCTGGGGTTTGCTCCATAACTGAGTTGAGTTCTTCACCACGTAATGTACCGCTTGCCAAAGCCTGCCCGAATTGAACTAAAGCTGCATCTGCGGCTTGTGCACTTGCACCACTAATTGCTACGGCTTTTGAAACTGTCTCAGTTAAGCGAGCAGTATCATCCATAGTAAGGTTTAGTGTTTTGGCATTGTCGCTAAACCGTTGGTAAACCTGTAAAACAGAATCCCAAGCTGAATAGGTTTTTTGTGCAATTCGAAAGGTATCTTCTGTTGCCTTATTTAGCTCGACTTGGTTGTTAGTTACTAACTTGAGGCGGTTCTGAAGACCTGTGTAAGTGTCCATCTTAGAAATGGCGGCACTTACAGTCACCAATCCAGCCATATATCCAGCAAGTTGACGTGTCGCAACAGATAACGCATCCATTGATTTAGTGGCAAAGTCGCCTTTACGCTCAATGCTATCCAGCTCATTGCCTAGATTGCGTGCATTTCGCTCTGCATTTTTAGCATCAATTACAATGACCAAACGGGATTCTTGTGCCATCTTACTTTCCTCTAGGCAATAAAAAACCCGCTTTCGCGGGTTCTTTTACATGAAAAAATTAATTTTCTGGATCAGGATGATATTGACCATCACTTCCCAAAAATAAGACTTTATTTGCAAATCCAACAACATCAGCCCCATAAGAGTTTTGAGCTGTATATTCAATACCAATTTTAAGCAATGCCCCTTCTTGCTTTACAATTGCGCTTCTTGGTTTAAATGAATAGGGGTTTTTTAAACCTATCTTTTCTAAAACTGACACAAAATATAAATTCTGAGAAATGCCCTTTTTTGAAAGGGGTAAATTAATATTTGGATCTAATACTGTTATTACATCAATGTTAGTTTGTCTCCCTTCTCCATCCTTAAGTTGAGCAATGTATTTTGTATCTTTATGAATCAAGTCCTTTAAATTCTTTTTTTTAAGGTTCTCATTTGCCAACTTATAAAGTTTTTTGTTTTCCTCTATTCTTTTTTCAATGATTTCAGAAAACTTTTTTTCAACTTTATTTGCTTGATAATTCTCATTGAAGTTTGTGAACGTTAACGGCGAAGTAATATCTACTTTTTGAAAGTACTCATTTGAACCAAATGAAGATTTTAGAGCGGAAATTAAGTTAGGTGTCTTATCTCCAATTACATAACTCTTCGATTCTTCATCTACTAAAACCACAAGAATTTCTTTATTTTTTGAATCAAATGCAACAAAACTTTTTAAATGCTGTCCAACAAATTTATTTTTATTTTGAAGAAATTCGGCTGTTAGAATTCCATTTATAAGATTATTTTCATTAATACAGCCATCCTTATCAAAATCTGTAGACTTCATTACTCCAAATTTCATTAATTTTGAATCAAATGCTTCTTTAAAATTCGCATCATAGGCAAGTAAATTAAATCCTCTTAGTTTGCACTTCTCATGATAATTAAGTGGTTGTGAAGTGTTCGCTATAGCAAAAACTGGAAAGCAAATTAAACCTAATAAAACTATCTTTCTCATAAAAACCTACTTATAAACTTTTCTTAGTTTCAACAATTAAAGCACCTTAAAGTGCTCTATTTATTTCGATTTGCTTGCTTGCACTGAATGTACCAATTGTTTGCAAATTCAGTTATTGCTTCCGCCTTATACTCTTCTGATCCAAACTTTGGTTCTTTATAGGCTTCCTCGACCATCATCTCCATTAACCTTTTGAAATCCCTGCTTGGTTTGATACTCTCTATCATCTCCATTTGTCTAACCACAGAAACCCCTTCTTGCCTAAAGAGCATGACATTTTCAGCAAGTTTATTCACATCTCTACAGTGTTTATCATTAGTATCGGCTGAGTGAGTTACAAATGATGCTGTGAGTAAAAATGCAAGTGGTAGTAGCTTTTTCATCAGTTACTTCCTTACATACTCTGGAAATTCTTTTAATAAACTATTACAAATCTTATTCTTCCCGTCTTTTTTTACATTTCGGTCAAATTCTTTCATGCCAAACATAAGGACTTTTTTCCCATATTCTTCACCAAGTTCATGCTGAAAACACTTGGCTGAATCTGAGATTAACTCATTGTTATATTCACTATATCCACATTCAAATTGTGCTCTAGTTAATAAGCCGTGGACCGAAACAATCTGCTCACAATAAGTTGGCTCATCTCCATTTTTGGGAGCTAAAGCATGTGAAAATGATGTGGAAAAAACAGCCACTAACATGCTCCCTAAAATTATCTTTTTCATGAATTTCACCGTTTGTTATAAAGTTTACCTAATTTAACAAATGGCTAAAATTAAGTCATTAAAAAAGCATGTGGCCTATTTTTATTTTTGTTCTTTTAGGCGCTCAACAACTTTATCAGCTATTTTTTCAATCATATCATCGGCAATGGTTGTCGACTCTTCAACAGAGTCAAAATGCTTCTTTGTTTCCAAGCCTTTATTCATTAATGTAATCATTGCCGTTTTTTGTTGCGATGCCACGTTTAGTTCGACGATGTTGAGACATTAATTAGGTATTTATAATGAGTTAAGTTCAGGTTGTTTACTGCGCAAGTCACATGCGATTCTGTTGGTAGCTTTTGTCATGTTTTTACCGACTGCTTCCCAATGTTTTGCTGCATTACCAATTGGTCGCGGATCTTCCATTTTTGCAGGCTCAACAGCATGTACTGGGACACGAGGTGCTAATACAAAAGCTGCTAGCAGACCTTCTGTAAAGTACTTCATACCTTTGTTCATTTTTTATCGCCCTTATATTTAATGGGTGTCATAAAACATACAATTTTTATGACAGAAAAACCCTCTTATCATTTGATAACAGGGTCTCTATAGGAACAAGGGTACGCACTAATGACATTTCTGTCAATAAGGAATCTTTACGGGAATGTCAAGAGAATAGGCGTATTATGTAACATCAAGTGCGCTATATCACGTCGCATAGTCTAGATTATGCACCAAAGTTAGTACTTAAGTTTTCGTCGTTCGTTGCGTCGCCTTCTTATGCGCCTCATCCAAAAACATATCGTCGAGCGTAAAGATACAGTCATTGAAGATGTAGCGTTCAACTGGCAAATCATATTGCTCCACATAAGCATTGATTGCTGAGATATCTAACGCCAGAGGAACACCTTGTTCATAGCGTCTAGATCGTGCAATGGTGTTATATGCAGACAGGATGGCATTAGCTACATAAGAATATTCAGGTGCATCAGGAAGCTTTACACCGAGCGCTTCTCTTTGCTTTTTTTCGTGGTCCGTGAGCCCTGCGTACTTGCTCGCGAAGGTGTAGAGGGTTGTGACTTTCCCACAACATCATCTCGATACTGGTTTGCTTCCGCTTGGATCTTTTCAGATTCAGTTCGAATAAAGGACCAGAGAGAAACCCCTAAATCGCCCATGTTAAGCAATTTCGTAGCGTTCTCTGCATTGTATGCAGGTTCGGACTTTAACTGTTCGCCATTAGGACCTTCTTCGACAAATACAACACCCTTCCAGTCTTCAATTAAATGGCATGCAACTGCTTCCAATAGTAATTCATGAAAGAGTTTGTCATCGGGTGAAGCTTTAGCAACATCAAATCCTTTAGCTGTGATTTGGTTATTCGCACGTTCTAAAGCTACTTGATAAGGCTTATATCCAATGCCTCGGATCTTGAACTCAGCAAGTACATTACCTTCTTCATCTTTAAATTCGCGCCACAAACTGACGTCTTTATTTCTTTGAATATTGACTTCAAGAGCCATGTTATATCTCCAAATAAGAAGGCAGCAATAAAGCTGCCAAATCAGTATTAAGGTGTAACTGGCGCAATCACACGAGTAATAACTGGCGATACGCGAATATGGTTGTAGTTGATGTCGACTGTGATGGTGTCTTCTCCACCGCCATCAGGGTGATTAGCTTCAGCCACTTCTAATTGTGGGAACTGGAATGCATAACCATTACCTGCATCATCTTCAATAGAGAATTCTAGCGGCATGGTGTCACGGGTTTTAATGAAGTCGATATATGCTGCCGATTGAGCCGAGAACATGTATTGAGTGTTGACGGTGATATCAACAATCTTCTCGAGATAAGTCGTTGCAGTGAGCTTTTTAGAGCCAATACAACGGATTGCTTCCATGTTGTTGTTAATAGTCAATTCAAGAGACTGCATACAAGCAGTGCCGACCACAGTTTCACCATTAACTTTAAGATCACCAACGTTAAGCGCTGAAACAAGGACTAATTCAGGGACTGGTAAAGGCGAAATAACAGGGTTTGTAGTTGTACGCTCAAACAGAGTGCCCATCAAACCAAATGTAGCTGTGATTTTGCCAGTAGTAGCAATAGACATCGTAGCTTCATTTATGCGTACACCACGATAAATAAAGACTTGGTTTACATCTTCATAAACCTTAACGAAAGTGAAAGTTTTGCGAACATTGCCACCAAAATTTAGGACATCACTGGCCCAATTGTTCATTGCTACTGCTGACCAGAAGTCATCGAAGAGACTAACGGACAATTCAGTCTCGAGGCTCCCCACAACTTCTGCTTCAGTTGCAAAACCACCTTGACGGAATCGCGAATCGACCACACTGTTTGATGATTCAGTGGTGACGTTTTCAGTTAAGCCATCAGTAACTCGGCGTACGGTTTTCCAAACTGGTGTAGTTGGTAATACTTCAGGGGTTTGCTCTTCAGCATAGTAAAGACGGATCTTTGCACCACTCGACATGGCTTTCTCCTTAATTTTCGGGCATTAAAAAGCCCTCGAATTGAGGGCGTTGTTTGGTTGTGTTCTCAGGCATTTAAGGGCTTACCTTGAATACCCCTGCAAAGTTTCAAAATGCTTTCTGCATGAAGGGTTATATGTTTGTGTTCTGGCCTAGTTCGCTCAATATCGATACCAATTAGAATTGCAGCCTGAATGTTTTTCTGCCAATTACCCGTATCTATAACAGGCTCAATTGAGCAAAAAATGTAGCTATCATCACCAATATTAATATCGGCATAATTATCTTCGTCAGTGGATGGACGGCATTCAGCAACAATATATGCGATTTCCATTACTTGGCATCCTTAAAGTCAAGCTGTGGTTGAAGCTGATACTCCAATTCCTTAATTTCAGACTCTAGCGGCTCCTTTTCCCATCTCCACTGCCCCATTGCACTAGCACATCCACTGATTTGTGCTTTTCTGCCTTGGTGATAATTGGTTAGAGAATTATATCTAGCCCATTTTGATTGGAAAACTTGACTGAGTTGATTAGCCATCCACTCAAAGGCATCAATGAATTGCTCTTTAATGGCATCGGCTTTTTCACCGTTGAATCCCATTACAAGGAACATGAAGCCTCGCTCAGTCATCTGGTAAAAACCTGTTTGTCGCTTTGTATTTCCTATCTTCTTGTTTTCTAAGGTAAACGCAAAATTGCGCTCACGAAACTTTGTGGAGCACTTCATATTTTTAATGGAGCGGAGAACGTCTGAATGCCTCTTTCCAAATGCTTGAGCAACTGCATAACTTGTTGTTCTTGGCTCACCGTTATTATTGGTAACCAATGCTCGTAAATTCAATGTTGTCATCATGTTCATAAGAGTTCCTCTTACTAGCTCATGTTCAAAGAAAAGAACTGGCAGGCACACTGAACATGAAAAGCGTGCTTTTCGGGGATCAGCCTAGCCAGTGTTCGCCTGAATTTCAGGCATAAAAAACCCTGCCGCTAAGGACAGGTTCGTTTAAAAGTTAAATTCGTTAATTGACGCGATAATTTATTGAAATGTTGTACTGAATGAAATCCCCATTACTGCCGAGGTTTTGTACTTGACCTTGGAGTATCTCTAGTTGGCCAGTTGTGTAATATTCGAAATGAGCTAACCAAGCATCAGCGAGCTTTGTTATATCAGCCTCATTAGTTTGAGGTCTTGCAAGGCAATTAATTGAAATAACCCCTGTTCTTCTGGTGCAAGGAGTATCACCTACACCAGCAATGATAGAACTGCCCCATAGAATATTTAAGTCACACCAAAGTCCATCTACAGGAATAGTAATCAATGGGCCATTAGGGTATTGAATACGATTTTGCTCAATTCCAGTAAAGGCTATTGCTCTAGTAATAATGGCTTGTCGTGCTTGATCTAAAGTCATTGCCATTTTAACCACCGTATTTCTGAGCAATATAGTTAAAGGTTAAACCGTAAACACCTTGTGGCGCTTGTCTTGAATAGCCACCTGTAGTTTTTGGTGTCTCTGGTTTGTCAGTGAAGTCGCCATATTCGATTTTGGTTGCATAAGGCGCATTCGTTTGGATGTATACAGTAGAGTAAGGAACAAGACGAGATAAAGCACTTGTTCCTTTGCTAATGGTTGAGCCACCGCCTTTATCTTTCTCTGCTTCATTAAATGATTGGTCAGTCTGGTTTATGCTGACTCTGTGTGATGCCCTAAATGCCCCTGTATCAACTGGACTTTGGAGAACAACACCTTGTAATGCATCAATCACAATATCTTTTTGCTTTTTGGTTAGATCGGCTTCAATTGTTTTAGTGAAGGCACTCGGTTTGCTTGTCCAGCCCATTAAAAGTCACCTCAACTTTACCAAACAGTATCTCAAATACTGGTTCATTCCCTACTGTAAACACTCGACCGTTAATGGTGGTTTTATGTCGAATAAGATAGCCTTTGTTAGTATCTGCAAAGAGTACATACTTACATTCTTCGCCATCTAACAGCACCTTCTTTGGGTCATTAGTGGATTTGCGAACCTCAGCGTGATAAACGCCCTCTTGGTTTACAGCCTGACTTATTAAGTTCCCATCATCTAAGTTAATCATTAGACTTTCCTCAATTGAGCAATCCATGTTGCGTCCGCTGGATCTTTTCCGTAACTCACAACACGATAATTCCCGCCTTCAATCACCCAAATGTCGTTAACATCTGGCTCAACTAAAGTACCCGCTGCATCTTTTACTTCATTTTGCAGTAGCACGGCCTTAGAGTCTGTTGCGCGGTAATCTATCGGCTTCACCAAATCTTTAGCCCAACTCCCAAATAGGACGCCTCTGCCACCATAGACGTATTCGGTGTAAGTATCTTCACCAGTGGCGGGATTGGAGCTGACTAATTTTTTCCGGGGACAAGTGAAAGTGTTTACAGCATCTGCTAGCTTTGTACTAAAAGCCTTACCTAATTTAGATTGTATTTTTGTTCTCATAATTAGATCTTCACTAATAGAACTACATTACCAAATCCCTTATCTAACCATGGTTTAAGAATGGATAAGGCTAGGTTTTCACTCGCTATATATGTTTTATGAGTAGCTGAATATGTGTTAGAAACGCTTGTACCCGATTGTGCTGATACTGTCTCGCTCAACACACCAGTTTCAACTTCCGTATAGAGACTTCCATTTACTGCATCAGGTATCAACTCTACTGCTGCCAATAGAATTGCATATTTTAAAGGCTGATTGTTTGTAGAGTCTGGTAATTTAAGATTAGTTAGCCAAACATTGGTAATCATTACCGCGCGAGCTTTTGCACTATCGCTGCTTGCCCAATCGTTACCAAGTTTTGCATCGATATCTGCCACGGTAATGTATTCAATCATGACTTATTCCTGATCTTTTGATTGCTTGTTGTTTTTAGCAGGCGCTTTTGGACCGCTTGCCTGTGCATCGCCAGTATTTTCTGTTGATGGATTCTGATTTTCATTTGTTGCGCCAACTGGAGTGTCATCGCCTTGCAACTCTGCAATTCGTGCTTTCATAGCTGGCACATCATTTTTGAAAGCCATTAATTCTTCTTTTGCAGTCAAAAGCTGTTCTTCTGAGATAACCAGTTTGTTAGCCAATTCATCAAATTGCTCTACAGGGATAAGCGCATCATTAGTGACTTCACTCTCATCAATTGGTAGTGATTCACCTTCAATCAACTCATGTTCCGATGGATTGAATTGATCTACAGAGATAATTACGAACTCGCCTTGTGATTCATGGCTTGGTTTAATTTTTACTGTCTTAGACATTTTATTCTCCAAAAAGAATGGGGCCGAAGCCCCAAGTCATTAACCAAGCAAGATGATTGAATGCTCTGGTTTAACCATTGCACAACCCCAAGCAAGCGATACTTCGTATTGCACTTGGCGGTATTGACGGTAAATGGCGATTTCAAAAGATAAACCGCTAACAGGATCAGTTACGATCATACGGTCATCAGCTGAGTCACCACCTTCTGGAAGTGCAGGAATACGTGTCGCCAATGCAATCGCAGATCGAGCAAACGCCAAGTTGCGAGTTGAAGTGGGCGCTACAGTAATTGCAGTTGCAGCTGCTGGAATTGCTTTACGCAAGCCCGGCTTTGCAAGTGTGATAGTTCCACCATTAGAAACATCAGTATCACCACCAACAACTACATATTGATTAGTGTCACCAGCGAAGGTAATCACATCACCTGCAACGATTGTTCCAGTACCAGCACTTGCAAGTGTGATTGAAGTTGCTCCAATTGCATAACCAGCGGCATTAGTTGTTGCACTAGCACCAGTTCCAGATGCAGGAGTTACCACCTGTGCAGATTCACGGATAGCAAAACCATGCACATCTAAAAGCACACCACGACGTAACAACGAATCGTCATTAGCTTCATTTGCTTTGGTTAATTGCGTAAGAGTTCGCATGTTAGCACCCGCAGTAGTATCAATTACTAACTGCAAATCACCTTTTGGTGCACCGTTATCTTGAAGAGCTTTAAGTGCTAGAGCACTGTCCTTCAAGTTGGTTGCAAAAGGCGTAGTGCCTGCTGTACCGACTGCTCGAGAAGCGCCAATTGCTAAACCTGCAACATCCGCTTCAACTTCATTTGCCAATGTACGCATAGCTTGAGCGAATTGATCGCGAAGAATTGTGTTGTAAGATGCCCCGTTATTATCAAGTGCAAGCTTTTCTTCACCATTCCAACGTACAGGAACACGACGAGCTTTAGTAATGGTCATATCGACCTTGCCAATTACTTGATCGCCATCATTTGGAGGAGTAACACCAGGAGTGATATCTGATGCAGTTGCAGCAGGCGCTACAGGTGAAGTTACTGTTTGACCTTTAGCAGCGCGGTTATATGTCATGTCAGATGAAACTGCTGGAATAAAACCAGTTAATTCACGAGAAACAACATCAAGCGCATTAAAAATAGTGACCGTAAGGCCAGTTAAAGTGTTAGCCATTTATTAGCTCCATTAATCAATTACATTGCCGCCTTTGCGGATATAGTTAGCTTTTTCTGTAGGGCTCATTGCATCGAACTCACTACGTTTAATTGTGTTTTTGCCGCCTGAATTGTTCCCGCCTTGCCCACCTGCACCATTAGGTTTTGGAAAGAAGTAAGGTTTGGATTCCCGAATGTCTTCAATCCACTCTTTTGGTGTAAGTGGATTTTTGCCATCTTTACCAATGATCACGTCGCCATTTGCATCGATCGCTACAGCATTACCGTTTTCATCCAAAGAGAACTTAGATAAAGCGAGTGCTGTGATGTCGTCTGTCGCTTCGGGTAGACCTTGTGCAGCACTAAATGCTTGAGCAATTTGACCTTTGACTACAGACTGCTTAAACTTATTCGCATAAGCTTCCGCTTTGTCAGCTCTCGCCTTTTCCGCATCAAATAACTTTTGATGTTCGGCTTTCAATCGCTCAGTACGTTTTCCGAATACCTCGTCAATCTTGCCCTCAGCAAGCAATTTCGTTTCTTCGTCTTGTCCAGCTTTTTGAAGCAAGCCTTTAACTGCATCAATGTCCAGACCTTCAAATTGGCTTTTAAAATTGGTCAACTCATCAGATAAGGATTTATTCTTACCAAGAAGCTCATTGTTTTTAGCTTTAAGTCCAGAAACATGTTGTTCAACGTATTGGTCTAACTGTGCTTTGATTGCAGGATCTTCAAAATTAATGGTTGTTGAGCCTTGCCCACCAGAACCACCCTCACCCCCATCTGCACCAGCTTGATTTTGTAAAGACATTAATTGGCGTTTTAAAAATTCAGACATCTAAAATCTCCTAGAGATACCGCCTTGCGGATTTAATTGTTTGAGCCTTTGGCTTTGCTTCAGGCAATAAAAAAGCAGCCGAAGCTGCTAAGGTTTGAATTAAGTTGTTTTACATATTTCTATAAATAACTTGCTTTAATGCTTGAGATGCAATCCAAATATCGTTACGACATACAGGGCAATTCAACACATAGATAGTTTCGTTTCTATCGCTCATGACTCGCAACTCATTCTTTTGAAATTCGATAACTGAATAACACTTGCCACATGAGTCTCTATAGGTCTGCAACTCGGGCGGCACACCTCGACTAATTACTTTCATAATCCCAGCCTCTTAAACATTTCTTCATCAAGCTTTTTGAGTTCAGCAAGTGTGAATGGTTGACCAGTTAATGGGTCTACAAACTTATCTAAGGAGTATTTACCTTCCTTGAATAGTTTGTATCTTGTCGGCCCAAGCCAAGACTTTTGAAAAGCTGCATCTTGTTTGTCAAACCAACCTTTGAAAGTTGTATTTGAATCCACTACACCGATTTCGCCTTCACCATTCACTTTATTGTTGAATGGACGCATCCCAATGGTCTTGCCTGAATCATCAGAGACAGGGATTAGGATTGATCTACAGTTGGGGTGAAGTGGTGGCACCGGATGAGGTTCATCTTTCTTGTAAACCTTGTCCGAATATCCCATACAGATTTTAGAAGTGCGGCTATCAAGCGTTGCAATGAACTTTACATACTCAACACCAATGGACTGATATGTTTCATTCAAAGCCACATTGGACACATGACTTCGAGCAGTGCGAACCATGGTAGAAATCTGGTTTCTGCTCTGATCAAGCAAACCGTCTTGATAGTTAAGTGCTTTCTTGCCCTTAATACGCTGAACAATCTGCTGATTAGTCTGCCCTTTTGACAAGCCGTCTCGAATAGTTTGCTCTACCCTCACGCGAGTATCATCAGCAATTCGCGCAAAAATAGAATCTAGTAGCACCCCACCACCTAAAGGCGTTTTCTTTGCCTTGTTGAATAGCGTCTTTCCGTTTGGCTCTGTTTTGCGATTAGCGATAGTTTTAGCCTGATATGTGGCTTCATATACTGCTAAGGCTGTTGCGCTTACTGTGAAGCTCTCAAGTAATCCTGACGCTACACTTGCCTGCCAAGTCTGAACCATCGTCCTGACTTCTTTTAAAGCTGGCGTTGTGTATTGCCCTGCCATTAATGCCGTTTTTTCAGCATCGCTCAAGTCATCCAACAAGTCTCTTAACTTCGAGATCATCTCATTCGAGAGAGAGTCGAATTGCGTTAAGAGATTATTGATTTCAGTTGAAGAAAGTCGGTAAAGATAGGCTTGATGTGATACTAGAGCATCAAGTAGCGCCTGTTGTGACATCTGAGTTGCCATTAGTCACCCCTGCAACATATCCAGTCATTGGACTGTTAGTCATTTCGGTTTCAATGCGCTCAAGCTCTTGGGAATATTCAATATCTGGAATCTTGCCTGTACGAATATAATCCCAATAGGTTTCCATTGAGATTTTATTTCCCAATACAGCCTCATAGAGTTGTTCAGCAAGATCGACATCAAATCCTAGTGAGCCAAAGTCAGGCTTAACATTGAAACGGTAATCTTTGTCACTAAGCCCTAGCCACAGTGCGCCATATTTAATGACCTGTTCAATTGCTTCAGCGGCTGTAATAACCATGCCATACAATGTCGAATACTGGTCATCTTGACGAGCTTTGCGCGCTTCCCCTGACTCAGCCCCACCGATGTCCATTACACGAGCACCAGCCTCTAAAGCTGCGTTCTTTTGGTCACGCATTGCAGTGCGTTTAGCCTCAATGCCCACCCCTTGGATTTCGAGATAACCACATTGCCCACCTTGCGGTAATTGCCATGCAGCCATTGGACCCGTCACACGCAAAGGCTTATCTTCATCAACACCTGAAACCCAAGGTTGAGGATGACTAGTTAAATGCAACTCTTGGAAATATTCAGCACTTAACTGGTAATACTTAATAGCCGCCTTAGCCATTGTCATTAAAGGCATTTCGTCAATTGAAGGCGTATTATTCATACTGCCAACATAAACAACAGGAATAAACGAAAGTGTCTTATTACCTAAGCCCGGATATGTTTCTTCACTGACTGTATTATCATCAGTAAATAATCTTGATCTGTATTTGCCGTCAATAATATCAAGGGCTCGGTAGTAGCATTCTTTATTGTGAGCAAATTCATCTTCAGAATTATCGTGAGCTTCTTTAAATACTGAAAGCGTCAAGTCTGTTCGCCCTGCAACAGTCTTTTCTTTCCAGTTAATGCCGTCTTTTGCCCAATACAAAGCAATATATGGCTTTCCTGTGTCATCAAAATCAAGCATTAAAGCACATCGTGCATAAGATAGCTGTGCTTCAACTACTCTCAAGAATAATTGCTTTAACCCAAAACCATCTGTAGTTGCCTGCTCAATTAATGGCTTTAGACGAGAATCAACAATATTAATATCTGGTTCAAGTTTTGATACCAAACCAATCATGGCTCTTTTAGAGTCACGTACCCATTCAGGATATTCTGCACGTTGCTTGAATGCCTCATATATGCATTTATTTTTTGGATCTACCTCTTCGGCCATTATCATGCCTTGGGACTTTGGTAAAAGCTTTTCACCCTGCTCTTTTACACAACGTTCCCCACCCAAGGCATAATCCATAAATTCCCAATCCGGCATTGCCTTTGCATAATCCGGATGAACAGTACTAACTGTCATAATTCACCTACAGTAGTCCAAAAATTGAAGTTTCTCCCACTGTCTTTTTGTTTAATGGGAACATATAAGCAACTGGATAAGTGCCAGCGTCATTAAGATGGTCAAACCCTGCTTTCTTGTCTGGCTGACCGTGATCATCGTAGATTTGTCGTTCAAGACTTCTTGCAAACTCTGGACACTGCTTGAGATTCACATATAAGCGTCTCTCACCCATTGTGTTGCATAACCGTCCATTCATTGAGTTGATACGATCTTTCACGGCAGGGGTTCTACTATTAACTTGAACCTTGAACCCAGCTTTCTTAAGTAGTGCAATATCAGTTTCACTAGCATTACTTGATTTGCGGTTATCACCAGAAGCATCTGGATAAACGATAATTTCGTGGTCCTGATATTTAGCTTTAATTGCTTCAATCATCGCTGGTGTGTCGAATAGGCCCTTAAACTCACCTACTGCATAAAGCTCTTCACCATCTCGAACATAGACAACTGCCGCCATTTTCTGCACGTTAAAGTCCATGCCGACATGAAGAACATCACCTTCTTTTACAATCCTTTCTGTGCAGTTAAAGGTGCGCTCAAAGCAGTAATAAATAACACCTTGATAAGTCTCAAAACTTGCTTCGTATTCTTGCCGAAAAGTCTTTGAGTCCATCTTGCGACGAGCTACATCAATTTCGCTTTCTGGGATGTTACCGCCTTGTAATGATGTATAAATCCAGCTTTTATGGTCAGGCTCTCGACCATCTTGTCCATCCATCCATGTGTCATAGCAGTGGTTGTAACCTTTTGGCGTCCCAATTCTCAGAACATTACCACCTACTCGCTGCACACCATTTACGATGTATTTACAAGTAGAAAGCATTGGACGAAGTACTTCTTCCCAAGCAGCCCATTTACAATCGGCCCATTCATCAATGATTAGGAAAAATAAGCCAGAACCACGAAGGTCATCATAGTTGTCCAAGCCCACAACACGAATTACATGACCACTTTTTAAAGTGATAGTACATTCAGTTTCGTTAGGTTTACCAAAGCGCCAAGAAGGCGGAATAGCCTGTTTTAACCTTTTCCAGAATACGCGCTTAGCCTGCTTAAAGGTTGGTGCTGCATACCAGATTTCATCCTCTACAGAAACATTCCACTTCTGAGCCAATCTTGCAGCCCGGCGCATCTCTGCTTTTGCTAGGAATGTTTTACCAAAACGCCGACCACATACCGCATCTCTAAACCGCGCCTCAGGTTGCCAGCCCCAAACATAGATATTCGCCTGTTTTGGTGTAAGTTCTACTGCACCTTCAGGACTAAAGGATAGGTTCATTCGGCAAGCCCTCGTCTGGTTTTAGATCAAGGCGGTAATCTTCTTCAGGTGGTTTCTCTTTAGGTGGATTTACCCGACGTTTAATTTCTTCAAGTTCGAGCTTTTTAATTTCAAGTTCAATTTGTGCTTTTTCAGACAAGCCACTTGGACCAGCACTTTTACCCGACTGAAGCAAACCCTGTGCTTGCTTAAGCACATTTTGGCGCATGACTTTATTTTTACCCCAATCGTCATACATCTTTTGCAGTTCTTTAAAATGAAATGCTTTATTAGCAATCGGTATATCTTCGATATTTTTTTTAAAATCTTCACGGGTTCTGTAAAACAAGTCCTTTAGCTTTTGGCTCATTTTCTCGCCAGTTGGTTTGGTTGGATCGTAATTTGCGCACTGCATTCTTTCGATCTCAACCTTGAAAGTATTCTTTACAGCGTCAGCGACTTGTTGAGGTGTTTCAAAACAAGCAAGACTTTGAACTATAAAGATTTTCATAGGTTCAGTGAGTTTTGCCATAACCACCCCTTTGTATAGCTACGTAAAGACTTCTCCTACGCAAGTTTTAATAAACATGTACCACATGCATGAGCAATGTTGGCTCTAGATATAGTTGGACCTTCATTCGCTAGATTAACCATTTTTTGGACTTCTTCAGATGCGCCATAACGTTGAACAACACCATGGAACTCTTCGACATCATGTCCACGTAAATACAATCTAGGCTCACCTACAGATGTATATTCAAACTCGCCAGAATCTTTATTTTTCTTATGTCCTATGTGATAAAGCTCGTGCTCAACCAAGGCACAAAAGTCAGTATCACTCATTACCTGACAAATACGGGCATCTAATGTAATTATGTATTTAGGAACATCACCAAACCAATTAATTAATTGCAGTTCCTGGCGCTGTTTACGCCATCCTCCTACATTGATCATCACTTTCTCGGTTTGACCATATACCCGTTTATCTTTCGCCTCACATTTAGCATAGGCCCATAAGAATGAAATCTCAGGAGGTTGAAAGCTTAGAAGGTGTTCATGATCTGGATTGTGAAGTTTTCCCCACTCACAAAGAAAGGTTTCTTCTATCCATGGCCATAAATCGTTATTAGCGGGTTCAAAATGCAGCAGACCACCACTATCAATTAAGTCTTCATCATCTGCATAAGGACTATCTTGTTCAGGCGGATAAGGTCTTTTCATAAATCTCACCCATTAAAAAACCGCCTTTCGGCGGCTCTTGATGATTAGTAAATATCTTTATAACTCACACTGCCCTGCCCATAGGAGGCAATATTTGTCATTTCTACTGCACTAAGTTTTTTGTTCTTAAGGCTGATAGTAATTCGTGCACCTTTGCTGGCAGCATAAGAAGCAATATTGGTTAGGTCTGCGACTGTGTGTTTAGCAGCATCCAATTCTAAACCACCACCATATGAGGCAATATTTACAAGTTCTTGTTGAGTATACATTTAGAATCTCTAATTATTAGGAATCATTATACTAGCCCAATACAACAGCTCACTCCAACACATACTTAAGATCATCAGGCGTTTCCAAATAACACCCGTTTTTATTACAGAAAGCATGAATGTCATTAAGGTATTCAGTGAATTGAGCTGTACTTGCGTCTGTCGTGCTCATTAGCTCGCATAGTCCATTTGCAACATCTTGATAAAGAGGATGCTTAGAATCCTTTAATTCTCTTACAGCCTTGAATGTTTTTTTGTATTGGCCAACGTCATCACGATCATAGATTTTTGCTAGGAAGTTCTTCTTGAAGAACAGATGCTCATAGTCTTTATCTGTACCTTGACGTTTAGCCCACTGATTAAGCCACATCCAGTACAAACGGTTTTGAGCTTTTGAACGATCTTTCTCTTGTGGTGCAATCAATACGACTAATGGCTTCCCTTCACTCGCTGCCTTTGCATGATTAGTATTGAGATACCCAATTACATAGTTGATGTCAGAATGTTTTTTGATGACGAATCTAGGTTCCATTTTGACCTCGCAATAAAAAACCACCCGAGGGTGGCTTGATTTAGAATTAATCTAGATACCTTTTAAATGCTAGATGCATTTCTTTAATAAACTGATTTGTGTCGAGAAAATAGTTTGGATAAGCTTTTTTAATAGATTTCATGTCACCAACAGAAACTAATACAACATCTACTTCCGCTTCTCTCTTTTCTTGTTTCTCCATCAAGGCATAAACAGATCTAGCTAATTCCTCTTGTGCCTTAGTGAATGGCATTACGTTCACCATCCAGCCACCTTCTTCTTTTTTCAAAATCAAAAGATGATACGCATGCTGGCTTTTTGAGGTTGACTCAATATGCTTTGCAGATATCTGAAGCCCCTTAAGTTTTGTGAATATTTGAAGCCTAGTCTCTAGTTCTTTGGCTTGTGCTGCCAATTCTTGAGGTGTTGATGTGGCATATTCAGCAATTACAGGAGTGCCTTCTTTAATTGAAAAAAGCGCACTACTCAGCTTTAGAAACTTTTTAATATCCTCACTGCCAAAACCTGATTTAATTGATGCATTTTCAATTACACCTAAAGTTTCTACCGCTGTTGCCCAAGAATGCTGTAATGCCGTTCTGATCTGAAGTTCTATCTTCAAGCCATCTAAACCAGAATGATCTCGGCTTTTATATGTGAATACTTGATGTATGCTTCTATACCCATCATTTTTTGGGCTTTCAATATAATCATGACAAGGAATAACTGGGACGTGGTTAAACCTATTGTTTTGACTCAAAAGCTCTGCATGCAGGCGTCGAACATCCTGTATAGTTGGTAAAATTACTCTGACGCCGCCTATATCTTGCATTCTTGCCAAATTCATTTTTGGGTTTCTTTGCAACTTAGATATGATTGAAGGCATTCGCTTTAATCTTTGAGCTACAGTGAAATCCCTAAACTTCAGTTGAGAGCATTTACTTCTAAGATTTTTTTGAAATACATCAATAGGGTAAGAGTGAAGCGCTCTCCATTTATTTAAAACATCATATGCTTCTGACTGCTCTGCTTGAGTTGCAGACTCGCTTATTAGTGTTGCGCCAGCTCTTCTTAGAACATTTGTACCAGGCACAACTAACTGTGTTTCTGTGACCATAGTAAACCCCTTTTGTGTATTTGAAGTTTACCATGGTTTAAAAATGGCGTTTTAATTTTTTTATAAATATATGTAAACATTTCGTTTTTACATAAATTCATTATCAGAATTTGTATCTATTTTTAACATCCGCTCTGTTTTTTCTAGCCAACCATCAAATAGAGCTTCTGATTCTTGTCTCGTGCCTAATTGGTATGTGTCGAATAGGAAATGACACTTATGACAGAGAGGCACTGTAAACGCATCTGAGGCTTTTATTCCTCTACCCTTGCCATGCTTGCCAGAATTAGAATGTGCCGCTTGTGAGTGAGGATAGCCGCATCTAACGCATGGTAATTTTCTTATTGCAGCCAGTCGCTTTGCATCACGCATTTTTAAGGTTCTGTTTGATGTTAGCAATCTGCACATCAATATCTCTAATTCGACGTTTACAGTCTTGCTTGAACTGATGTGTCGCATTGAGATGATTCAGATTTTCAAGATTAAACCGATCTTTGTAGAGTAAATCTAAATTCTTCTTCGCTTCGATTGTGTCCAT